GTTATTTAATTTAGATTATGCTATAATCATTCTTGACTAAGACCTCTCACGTTTTAGTCAAAATTCCAATAGAAAGGAGAAGATAGTATGGCAAATACTCCAATAAAACCTGGAACAGACAATCAGCCTGCAGGAACTTATGTCGAAAAAGGTCCTCGTGGCGGTAATGTGCCTGGTGGTCGTGTCGTTCATATCGATAAAGGCGACAGATTACCACCAACTCAAAAACCAGGTAATGGTTGGATTAAACAATAATCTAATCACTCTACGCATCTAAACAGATGCGTTTTTTTGATAAGCAAAAACTTTTTCCGAAAATATCAATTTGAAACCATGCTTCTGCATAGCATCGCCCATTTTCTTTATACTTTGTAATATAATGGTGAATCATTTCATTCCTCCCTCCTAAAGGCTAGTCATAATTTGGTCTTAGTCTTACAACATATCCTGTAGCAGCGGTTACATCATCTAGTGTGACTTCTGCTATTTTTTTCACTCCATCCTCTGTTTCAACAATTAGCCGTGTATAGAAGCGACTATCTAAAATGTTCATCAGATTTGGTTTGAAACTATACGGATATCGTCTTGGTCTCATTTCCTTACCCCCTTTCAAATGTGGTATAATCAAAATAAAACGATTGGAGAAATCTTATGGAATCTAGTAAACTATTCTGTCTATTTTGCGGTTATTCTGTCCCAAACCACTACGATACATTCCGAGAAGAAGAACACTATTTTTTGATTCGTCGTCCACATATTAAGGTTGAGGAAAATATGAACGACAAAATAACAATACAAACAATGAAGTGTCCAAACTGCCATAAAGTTTCGATTGATATCGTGGGCGTTGGTAGTCAATTTCCAAATCGTATTATGCACTTCAACCCTATTTCACTTGCAAAAGTCTATCCAGACTACATCCCTCAGGCTATCAGAAGTGATTATGAAGAAGCTCACGCTATCTTAAATCTCAGCCCCAAAGCTTCTGCTACCCTCTCTAGACGTTGTCTACAAGGAATGATTAGAGATTTTTGGGGAATTTCTAAAGCAAGATTAGTAGATGAGATAGATGCTTTAAAGGAGTCTGTTGACCCTAGCACTAAAAATGTACTTGACGCTCTACGAAAACTTGGAAACATTGGCGCCCATCCAGAAAAAGATGTAAATCTTATAGTGGATATCGAACCAAATGAGGCTCACAAGTTGCTGAAGTTTATAGAATTGCTTATGCAAAAATGGTATATCGAGCGTCATGATAACGAGCAATTACTGCAAGATATTTTAGATTTGGACAAAGATAAACAAGATCAACGCAAATCTAAAAATTCTTGATAATGTGGAGAACAAGGATCTAATTCAAATATTAGCATGCCGTCCATATTGTAATACTGCTCGACGACTCGAATGCTATCCGCTTCAGTTCCTTCGCCTCTCAAAATTGAAAGGTGGATAACTTTTTCAACCTTCAATTCATCAGGTCTACCACGTCTATCGTGGTATTTTTCTTTTTGTCCCGGCATTTCCCTACTCCTTATCTTTTTTATCACATCGGTACTTCACTATCTGACGGATAGTAAAAGATACAATCACAAATCCTGCTAGGATTATCAATCCAGTTTCTTCATTCATTGCTTTTTACGGCAAATGATGGTACACTATCAAGTAGAGGTTGGGGCTTTTGCCCCTTTCTCTACTTTTTGTTTTGAAGCTTACGTTTGTGTTCTAAGATTTGTTTGTGCCACAAACGAGCTTCTCTGATTAAGCCTAGTACCAAAATGACGGTTGCAGTGTCCTTGGTTGCTAGGCTTTTTATGATGTGTTCCATCATTTGCCTTACCTCCTTTTCCTTAAGCTTGATTATAGTTTAACACGTTAAACATAAAATGTCAAGCGTGTTAAACAAAAAGATTTACTTTTTTTATCTAAAGATGTATAATAGATTAAACAATATATAGAAAGGGGTTTTTAAATGAAGTTAGGAGAATTACTAAAATCATATAGAACTGAGCATAAATTATCAATGGATTCTTTTTGTGAATTATCTGATTTAACAAAAGGATATATTTCTATGCTTGAAAAAAATGAACATCCAAAATCGAAAAAGCCCATCGTCCCATCTTATGACACAATAGAAAAAATTGCTAAAGGAATGCAAATTTCTACAGAAGATTTGATTGATATGCTTGATGATGATCAAGAAATTCAAATCAACGCTACTCCAGCTGTTCTTTCAAAATCCCCTATCCAAACCATCTACGACCAACTAGAACCGAATGGACAAAGAAAAGTTATCACATACGCTGAAAAATTACGAGATGAGCAAGAGAAACAAAGAAAAACGAAGATAAACGAAGTATCGGAAGTTGTCAGTTTGTATCAAGTTGAGGTAGTATCTGAGACGGCAGCAGCTTCTGGATTTAACTATGGATTTGGCTACGACGATACAGACAGAGAGACTATAGAGGTTGACGAGCAACCGCCACGTCACGACATTGCTACTAAGGTGAGTGGAGATTCCATGCAACCTGACTACCAAGACGGAGACATTCTTTATTTAGTAGACAAGGGACTAACTACCTATAATGGAGACCTAGCAGTTATCGCATACGGAGACCGTTCTTACTTCAAGAAAATATATACCGAAAACGGACGCTTACGCCTAGTGTCGCTCAATGACAAGTACGAAGACATCATCCTAGACTTCCCACCAGCCGAAGATACACACATCAAGATTTTCGCAGTAGTCGGGGAGTATAGAGAGAAATAAAACCAACTGTTTCCATTTTGGAAACAACTGCTTGACAGAAATTAAAAAAAGAAATACACTAAGAATGTAAAAAAGCCTTGTTCGTCAAGGATAAAATCGTCTGGTGTGCTTCTAAGAGGTACACCTTATTTTATTATCCGACGAGCTGCCAACTGTTTCCATTTTGGAAATAGCTGGCATGTAGCAGAAAGGAGGAAAAATGGAAAAAACTAAATCCGATTTTGAAAAATTGTACAAAAAATTTTCAGATAAAAATATTACTACTAACAACCATTCTAAAGACCAACTTATTGATTACCTTAAAAACAGAAGTTACTACTATAAAATCACTAGTTACAGAAAAAATTTCCCTAAAAATTCCAAAGGAAAGTACGATAACTTAGATTTCTTAGATTTAACGATTTGCGCTTCTTTAGATGTTCGGTTACGTGAACTATTATTATTAATGTGTTTAGATGTAGAACATTCGTTAAAAACAAAGTTTATGACGCTTCTTACAGAGGACGACAAAGAAGATGGTTACTCCATAATTGAAGAATTTAAAAATGAATACCCTGAAAAATTTTCAAATATAATTGAACAATTTCGCTTAAATAAATATAAAAAAGATATGTTTCAAAAAAGAACAGATTTATCTATTTGGGTATTTTTAGAAATTGTAAGTTATGGTGATTTTACTACGATTGCTGATTTATATATAAAGAAGTCAGAACTGAAAACAGACCCTCTGTATACTACTCAGCACAAATTAATTAAAAATATTAGAAATTCTTGCGCTCATAATAATGTTTTTTTAATAAATCTTTTTGACCGCGCTGATCACATAAGGCAACCAGACCCTAAAACAAAATCTTATGCAAATACAATGAAGATAAATCTCGCCTCAGTTCATTATCCAAAAATCATTGACATCATCAATTTATTTTATCTTCATAAAAAATTATGTTCCGATGAACTAAACCAGAGACGACTGATTGAAGCTGATTTAATTGTTGAGAAATATTCGCAGAACGTTTCTACATTTAATAAGTCCGAATCTAAAATAAAAAAATTTTTTGAAACTATTTTTATAAAATGCATTGACTTTTTGAAGTAATAATGATATTATCGTTATACAGAAACAAGGTTCGCCCTTGGCTCACACAATTGGGTTTATAGAAAAAGTCAGCAATTCTCTATTGTTGACTTTTTCTTTTTTAATCAAGAATAAGTTGACGTTTGACAGAAATTAAACAATACAGTAAAATGGAGATAATTAAAGAGAAAAGCGTCGGGATCTCTACGGGGACCGATACGGAAGAAGTCTTCTCCATTTAGTTGGAGGAGGCTTTTTTAGATCTATCTAAAACATTAGAAACAACTCAAAAAATCCCCACACTCTCCGACAGCCATCTTTGAGTGTGAGGATTCAACTTTCCATCAAGCAAGCAATGGAAAGGACGATAAAAAAATACAACTTTAGTTTATCATAAGTTCTACACCTTTTCAACTATGCGGGCAAGCAATCGAAAAGAAAGGACTTTTTATGATAAAAAAATATATTACCAAAAAAGGAGAAACTAGATATCTCTTTCAAACATATCTGGGCATAGACCCTGCTACTGGAAAAGAAAAACGCACAACACGACGTGGGTTTAAAACCATTAAAGAAGCTAAAGCAGCCGAACGTGACCTTCTCTTAGATGTTGAAGAAAATGGTTTTTCAAACAATGAAGATTTCCAGAACCCTACTTTTGCTGAAGTCGCTGAGTTATGGCTTGATAGCTATAAAAGCACTGTGAAACCAACAACTTATCAGAATACTAAGAAGAAACTTGATGTTATGATTGACTCATATTTTACAGATATGAAGATTCAACAGATCAGTGTAGCTTATTGTCAGAAGGTTGCTATCAAGTTAAGTAATCGCTATATCCTATATGCCAATTACTACTCTGTAATCAGCCGTATTTTCAAGTATGCCACTTCTATTGACATCATTAAGTCAAATCCTTTAGACAAGATTATCAAGCCTAAAAATAGGCCATTAAAGGGCAAAGAAAACTACTATACAAAACAGGAACTAACCGAGTTTCTTAAAGTTTACAAAGCAAATTGTAAACCAGTAGACTACACTTTTTTCCACTTACTCGCTTTTTCTGGATTGAGAACTGGAGAAGCAATTGGCCTCATGTGGTCAGATGTTGACTTTGAAAATAAGTTGTTAAGCATTTCTCGCACGGCTGTCGTGATTGGTAAAAAACAAACTGTTCAGGATCCTAAAACCAAAAGGAGTAAGAGGGTTATCACCTTAGATGATGAAACTCTGAATGTATTAAAACTCTGGAAACGACAGCAAATAAAAGAATATTTCCAGGCTGGTGTGCCTTATAAACATGATTCGAATTATATTTTTACGAACAATGGCGGGGGATGGCTTTTAGCTGCAACTATGAAAGTGAAACTTTTAAGATTCTTTCGTAAACACAATAATCTTAAAAAAATTTCGCCTCACGGGTTTAGACATACGCACGCTTCTCTCCTATTTGAAGCTGGTATTACAGCCAAAATTATTTCGGACAGATTAGGTCATAATAATGTTCAAACTACCCTTGATATGTATACCCACATCAACGATAATCAACGTGTTGAAGTCGTTAATCAGCTCATGGATTTCATCCGCTCCAGCTAAAAGTAGTGTCGTATTCAATTTCGTATTCACTTTTACTTAACACGCTAGAAACCCACTGATTTCAAACGATTGGCAAGCTATGTACTATTTATGGTATAATGAGAGAATGAAATACCCAAAAATTGATTTAAAAACCATTCGTCTGCAGGCCAGACAATTTCAGGCTGAAAATCCCCGCCTCTTTCTCGTCTATCTCTTACCTAGCATGCTGGTCATCTTGTCCGGCTTCCTCAATCCCTTAGATCGCATCAACGAGTCTATTTTAGAGCAATCCTTTTTAAGCGTTCTTGGTCATGTATTCCAAGCCTACCTTTTTCCACTATTAGTCTCCTTTATCGGAACAATTCTCCTGACCAGTTCAGTCTATACAACCCTGAAACTCATCAAGAATCCTGATACAGAACTAACCGTCAAAAATAGTCTCACTCTCTTTAACGAAGAGCACTTTTCACAAACCTTTTTGACCCTCCTCCTCAAACGTTTCTATCTCTTCTTATGGAGCATTCCTAGTTTGCTTGGAATTTATTTCCTTTTTTACAGTAGCTTTCTTGCAAAGAAATTCGTTGCCCTCCACCCTGAGTTTCCCAATCTAGATTTCACGTCAATTGAAACAGAGCGCTTCCTCATGGCCTTTGGTCTTTACGTTCTAGCAAGTATGCTCTTGATGATTATAGGAAATAGTCTCTATATCCCACAATACTATGCCTATTCGCAGGTAGAATTTCTCCTCTGCGACACCCTAGACTTGGGACAAGCCAGACCAGGACAAATCCTTAAAACCAGCCGTTTCCTGATGAAAGGTTACAAGTTTCAGCGCTTTGTCCTAGACTTACAACTCCTTCCTTGGTACTTCCTCAATTGGATTACCTTCGGAATTGCTAGTTTTTCACTCCTACCCTATATTCAAATCAATAAAATAATTTTTTACCGAGCAGTATTGGCTCGAAAACGTCCAAAAGCTTGAAGGATTTCCCCTCAAGCTTTTTTCTATCAATGAGTTTCTCCTCCTACCAACTTGAGGTCCTCATCCCCATATTCGATAATAGCGCCGATTGCCGCTTCTATCCCTCGCCTAATGTCAACTAAACTCATAGCTGGGGTAGTCGGTCTATTCACCACCTGTTCCATCATATAAGGAATATGCATAAAACCTGCCTTAACA